TTCCTGCTTTAACTGCAGAATCTCTACTATCCTTTGATTTGAACACCGATGTTTTACCAGTCTTCTTATTAGTAGCGGTAAACGTTTCTTCGTTAAGTAAATTATTTAATTTAATCATTAGTTGATGTTCCTATATTTTAAAATCCAATTGATACTGTTTTATTGTCAAATTCTATCCAACGTATTTTTAGTGAAATTAATAATTTCAAATCACTAACATCCATTCTCCAATTTTTTTCTGCCATTTCAATATCAGCGATATTACCATGAATACCATCCCAAATTGTAATAACTTTACCATTAAAAAATTTTAAGAATTGTTGTACTTGTTTTTGTTTATTAGAATCTAATTCTTTTAATTCAATTTCTGATGCTTCTTTAATTACCCTTTTAGTTTCGGTTAATACAGTTTTATGTGTATATAGGTCTAATTTACCATCGGCTTTAATCTTAACCTCATAGTTAGTCTTACGAATATCGTTATGACCACCCTTAAAAGGTGTATCACCAACTTCTTTCTTAATACTACCCATTTCTATTTTGTTATCTCTTAGATAATCTTGTATTGAAAATGCCATATTATATCTTTTATGCTAATTCAGTAATGATTTCTCTCATAAGGTCTTGTGCCTTACAATACTCACCACAAACTATAGCTTGTTCTTTTAATTGTCTATTTACTGATTCGTTCATCGTAACCGGTGTCATAAATGCACCATGTGTAGATGGGTTAGAAACAAAGTCCCAACCAATCAGTTCAAAATCATCACCCACTTTTACTTTACCTTCACCAATGTTAACTACCGAACCCATACCACGAGATGAAATACCTAAAAGGATTCCTGCTCTTAATAATTCTTTTAAGATATTACCTGATGGAGTTGGTAAAATTTCAACTGTTCCGCAAAGGTCATCACCTTCCCAATGAATTTCTTTTACATTATGAGAAACGTTTTTTAAATTGATGATACCAGAATCGGGATGGTCTAACTCGCCTAATGCACGTCTTTCTTTAATAAGAACTTCGTATTTCTTTGCTTCACGCATTAAGATATCTTTAGGGTATATACGACCATTTTGGTTTTCTGCAACCGCTCTTTGAAGAATACCTTTAACTAAAGTTTTACCACTTGAATCTTCATTCAATTTTCCTTCAAATAATGTTGTTTCTATTAATAAATTTTTCATTATGCTCCCCAAGTTTTTCTCTTTTTAAAGAGGTCAAAAAATATTGCAGATACTTCTCTGCGAATAATATCACGAATAAGTTTTTCATCCTCAGTTGTGATTTCTTCTTTGACGATACCCCATTTTACTTTGGTTATCTCTTCGTTAATAATATCTAACAATCTTTTTCTTGTCATTGTTATTATTTCTTTACTGATTCGGATTTTTCGCCCTTACCATTCCAAGCAGAATCAATTTTATCAAAGAAAGCTTTCTTTTCTTCATCTGACATAGATGGAATTGATTTTCCAGCTTTATCTAATGCTTTTTGGAAGAATGCCTGATATTCGCTTTCTTCAGTCATTACTCCTTTGATGATTTCTTTTAATCTTGTGCGTGATATTTTCATTATTTTTCTATCTCCTGTATTGTTTTTGCTATGTTGATTAATCGTTCCTTTATTTTATAAATATGGCCGTGCGTTCTTTTCCAAAATGTATCAGAACTCAATTCATTCATAGTTTTGATTTGGTTATACCAACGAAAGAAAGTTTCGACCTCTTTTAATTGATATTTTAATTCTCTCAAACCAGTTGCTAATTTCTTATTAGCATGCATTGATTCATCATTTTTCAATTCTAACCAACGATTTACTGGTCTTTGGATTTTCTTTCCCTCAGATAAACTCTCATCCATATGTTCTAAACCATATTTCATAATAGTTTTATCATCTAGCATCTTACCATTAAGAGTAAACATACGTTTACCTTTATAATAAACTGACCAATTACCTTGTGGGGTTGCATCGACAGTAATATTCTTTAAATCCTTTATACTTCTATCATTAACTTGAATAGCATCTAAGAATTTTTCTGCTTTTGGGTCTAATGCCTCGTTTGTTGATTCGTTTGTTGATACAAACAATCTCACCGATAGAATTACATCTTTACCTATATTTAAATTTCTTATTTTATTTTT